ACTAACATAAACTTATCACCGTCTTCAATATCAACGTCAGCCGATTGAATAAACGAGTCCATGCCTACAGGGGGTGCACCTAGCGGTTGCCCGTCGTTATTACCTGATTCATGTGTGTAGACCCAGCCATCATGTGCGGCAAGGGGGAAATTAAACACACCAGCATCAACCCAAGCGGTTCGATTAATATTGCCATAGTACCAAATGTTGTCTGCATAGTTATATATAACGTACCTGTCAATTTCGACTGCGTTAGCCGTGCAGTAAAACCATATAATCTCATTAAACTGGTTATTAGTACCCGCAAAGAATATCTGCCCTTGTTGGCGGTTAATATTCTCAAATACAAACTGTCTTATAGTGCAAGGTAGCGTATCAACCCGTCCGTTATAGGTATAGAACTTATCGTTGCCCATCCAATAGATAACGTTGTTAGCCGAAGCAATAGCATTGCCACCTATAATTGATATACCATTAGCGACTTCTTGAACGCCAAATACCTCTGCAGTGCCTAAGAATTGCATTGATGATAGCGAGATATCTGTCCAAACTAGCGTTTCTTGTTTAGCGTGGAATGCAGTAATAATACTTGTCCCAGATTGCAAGTACAAAAATCCAGCAGTATTAGTTAACTCTGGTTTCCAATTTGTTGGGTCTGGTCCAGTATCCGGAGATACATTTGCCCATCGAATTAATAACTGGTTAAGAGCGCCTAAGTAATCAGGAGAAGCGGCACCAGCATCGTATTCCGTACAGCTAAGCGCAATTAAATGCCCTGATGGTGCAAATATTAGGGTACCTACTTGTTGCGGTACCGCAACTGCTCCGCCTAGGGATGACATTAAAACTGCGCGGGTATTAAAGTTAGAGTCGTACGCCCAGTAGTATACGTATCCATTGGATACGCTAATTATCAAATCGTCATTAAAATTGTCCGCAGAATATAGTCGGGCATCGTTAAATACAGGTACTGTTGAGCTTGACCCCCAAGTGCCGCGACCCCAAGTTCCCGTACCCCAACCATAACCAGCTGTGACCATTGAGTAACCAATATTGATTTGGAACGCTGCTGTTATGGCAGTGCCGCCGCCCGCTGCTACTGTTGACGTCGCTGCTGTTGCTACCGTAATCTGAAAGGTGTTTGTTGTAACATTGCTAATCTTAAACTCTAGGTTTAATTCTGCGGCTAGCACTCCACCCACATCAGCTGCGCCACTAAACGTAACATACGCGCCTTCGTCAGCGCCGTGAGAAGCAAGCGTAACTAATACTGTAGTAGAGCCGTTAGTTGTATCAAAGCAATTGTCAGTTGATGGGGTTGTAGATGTTGTGTAGGTATCCCGAATCGGGGTGATATCATATAGCGTAGTGCCTAGCGTGACGTATATTTTTTCGTTTGTGCCTACGCATAGTATTGATGCACCTGTAGTTAAACCCCAAGGAAATAATAGCCGTGCTTCACCAGCATATTGTTGGAACGTCTGCACTAACCACCCGCCAATCTTTTCAGGGTAGCCTGAACGAAAGCGAACCTTATCCATATCCGCCCAACCACCCTCAGAGGCGTAGTTAGTCTGGTCTTTGTTAATCCCTGGTTTAAATACAAGTTTGGATAATGGCATGTTATTCTTTCCTAAACAGTGCTGCTTCGTCTTTGCGGCGTATATCTAGTCCTTTCAAGACCTTACCACCGGCTTTATTATACTTGAGAAGACTTTGCATAGCCATGACTTTATCCCCGCGTAAAAGCGCTTGACGGAGGGTTGACCGCTGAAATGTACCAAGACCAAGATTAAAGCAAAAGCTAAGAATAGCATCGTATTCATTCTGTGAAAGTCGTATAGGTAAATAACGGGCAAGCCCTCGTTCAAATCGTGCGACATCCTTAGCCAATAACTTGTCAACTTCTTCCTCACTCCATCTACGATTATCTTCTGGTTTAACAGGCCACGCCTTGCGCCTTTCCATACCATCTATACTTGACGGTATTTTTGCTTGTTCTGGATACAGCACACTCCCGACGCCTATCGTCCAAAGTTTTGCAGGGCATTGATACGGTTTGTACCGAACGCCCTCGTGGTGTTTAAGCATTTTAAATAGTTCTTTACTTGCCTTCACGGTGCTTTTCCCATTGACGAGAACCAAAGTAGAAGCCAATTATGCTACTTACAATTGCCATTTCATCATCAGAAAAGACTAAGCTCATTGCCGTCGTAAACTCAACACCAGTATATATTGCCCAGCCTAAGCCAACAAGGTCTACTAATACAAGCAAGCCAACAAAAGTAAACGCTATTATAGGACGTACTTTTGCGTTTAGGTCTACGGTAGCTTGAGAAGCCTTGTCCATGATTTTCATGTCATGCGCATATAACGCTTCTCGTTCTTGGGTGTAAGTCTGCATCTCTATACCATCTAACTTGATAGCTTCAATCTTTTCTTGTGATGCAAATCCTGCTGCAGCCATAGCAGCTTCGCGTTCTGTTTGTAGCCTGGCCATAGCCATTTCGTGCTTTTGGTCTCCCTTTTGTTGGAAGAAGCCTAAGATACTTGGTAGGGCAGAAGACCCGATACCTAATAAACCTGAGATAATAGATAACATAATTAATTTCCTAGTGGGTTGCTGGTAGCACGTTTTAGTGCTTTAAGTTGTGATTCAATACCTTCGCGTGTCGCTTTCATTTCTTCGCGTACGCCCATCAAAGACGCAGCCGTTTCACGCACGTTACCGTTAGTAATTGCTTTAGCTTCATTGGCAGTGCCAATAGCGTTAGATACCTTCTCTTGCATTGATACGAGCTGGTTAGATGTAACAACCATAGAGTCTTTAACTACGTTTACTGATGCTTGTTGTGCAGACAATTGAACCTTTAAGGCATTAACTTCTGCTTTTAACTCAGCGTCGTCGTAGGGCTTGTTAGCTTCAATGGCTTCAGTCGCCGCTATAACTCGGTTGTAAGTCGTTATGCCTACGTAGATTGTTCCACCTATCGGTGCTAATACTCCAAAAAGAACTACTAATAGCGTTTTCGCTGAGTAGTTCGAGTAAGAATCCTTGATTTCCTCTAAGCTCATATGGTAACTCCTGCTGGTATGCCAATGCGTCGTTCAACTGTATCTCCTGAATCTGCATCGGCTTGTTTAAAATTTCTAGACTCATCACTACCCCGAACCCCGGAACAAGTGTTTTTCCCGCTGGCACTTGTGGCTGCGATGTACTCGGCGTAGTCCCGCTCGATGTAGTCGGCGGCGGAGCGGATGTATCTTGGGTCGTAGTCGTTGCAGTGGGCGCAGGGGAAGCTGGTGTGTCCGACTGTACTTCTTGTAATGGGGGTGGCTCCGGTGCAGGTGCAGGTTGCATTACTTCCTGGGTCGCAGGCGCACTTATTGGACTGACTGGATTTAATGGACTGCTCATGTTCGTTACGTTGGTGGGGCTCTTGACGCATGAGTTCATTGTTTCCACCCAAGGCGATATCACAGGCGGACTGTATGGCGTAGGACAAGCCGTTGTCTGTTGTTCTGTTATCGTTCCCACAAACCCGTCCTGACATGCTACTGGCCTTTCTTGAACGCTTGGATTACAGCTTGGGGGATTTGGCGTACAGTTGTTAGAAGTTGTGACCCAATCTGTCCACTGGTTGTTACTACAAGTTTTAGTCCTTGTTTGATTGATTGCACCTGAGTAATTAGGCTCGCAACTAAGGCTTTGATTTTCGACAATGTCAACACAAGGGGGCTGAACAGGCTGACCACATTCTGGTATGCCCGGGTAATATTGACACGCAAGTTGTTGACAAGCTTGCATAGTAGTGCCTTGAGCGACGCCAAGGCTTGAGTAAACAGGGCCGTAATCTGCCCACTGAGTTGCGTAACAATATGCATAAACATAACTACTCCTTAGAAGAATCAGGCAGAGGAGTGATAAGCACGAAGTCTTTACCATAAATTTCCTCAAACCATTTTGGGTGTAAATCATACCACGCCTTCCTTGCTGCATCACCAATAGCACCCCCTATAGGGCAGGGCGAACCCGACATTTCCATCGCAACCCAGTTTTCATGCGTAGCTGCACAAGCAAGAGATACTGCCGCAACCTTCAAGCCGCTGTCGCTTAAGAACTTAGCCCAACGCAAACGAACGCAGTTATTATCGGTAATCATAGTACCACCCGCTACAGAAAATACGCCCCCGTTAACAGCACCGCTGACACCAATACCGCAAACATCTTGACTGAAAGCCGACATTGAAGGAGCCATAGCACTGGGGACAGGTTGACCTTTATAATTAATTGTTGTTTCGTCCGCATACGATACTCCTACGGCTAAAAACCCACCGAGTAAAAGACCTATTAATAAATATGTAAGCGTTTTCATTCATCATCCCTAGGGTATCCTGGGAACGGATCCCAGCTTTCGGTTTCTTCGTTCCACAAGTACGGGTACGTATTATCAGGTGGAGCAAACGGCGGAACATAGGATATTGCCTCTTCGTTCCATACCCAGCCTTTTGTGATTGTGCCGTTAAATGCGTTTTCACGCTGTATCGCACGTTCAGCTGCAATCTCTTCTTCTGTAAGTTGTACTTCTTCTATGTTATCTTCCATTACCATCCCCAAGCTACAAATGAGTACCTAGTGCCTTTAGTGATTGTTGTTACGGCATGTGGGTACAAAAAGTTTGATGGGAATATAACAATATCCCCAGCGCTTAAATTTAACTTTTTACCATCAAACATCAAAAAATCACCGCCTTCAAAATCATCGTTAAGTAATCCAAGCACTGTTAATATTGGAACGCCTTTTCTTTCCCCATCAAACAACGTATGTATGTGGTCATGATGCGTTCTCATGTTTGTGCCGACTTTGTATCGGTTAAATCTTACATCGCATATTTCTTGCAACCCAAACTGATTAGGGGCAACGTTTGTTAGGTAGTTATTAAGACATTTTTTAATTACATCCGCAAGATATTCTTTGGTCAGCTCATCTTGGCTTAATACTTCAAGGTCATCATTATATGTAGTATCTATATTGGTTACAGGGTCATTATATGAATGCTTTTCCCACGGTTCTTTATCTATTTCAGTAATGAGTTGTTTGCATACTTCTGCGTTATTTACGCTATAAATAGCAACATATTCTTGTAGGTTCATCTTCATTAGTGTAAATACAAGGCTGTTGAGCTTTTCTCATCGCCAATGTATCCTCGAATAAATGTATTAAACGCTATACTAACTCTAGTTTCTTCGCTTGTTGTTGGCGGAACTTCATGCACAAAACTTGAAGGGAACAAAACCAAGTCGCCAGTTTCAACTAAAATTGCTACATCATTACTGTTATAGTTATTTGGCTGCTTTGGCATAAAATCAAAAATAGCACTTCTTTCTTTATAGAATTTAATCATATCTTCTTTAGGTTTTGCATTTACATAAAACACGCCTGATATAAAGCTGTTAGGGTGACTGTGTCTGTGGTGAAACTCTTTCGGCTTTGTGAAGTTAGCCCAAGACTGCGTTATATAAACATCCAAACTTGGACTTGCATACACGCTATCAATATACTCTTTAATACATTGCATGATGAAATTCTTTAATTCAGCGAACATAGGCTGGTTTAAAACATATCCATCCTCACCTCTTAAGTTGCCCATATTTTCTATTTTAGGGGCATTAAGTAAATACTCTTTTTGCTGTGTACTTATTGGCTTGTTTATATTCGTTATATATAAAGGCGTTGGAAACAAGTCCATTATTTTTGAGTTACTCATTATGAGAATGTAGCCTGTTTTTTAGTTATAGATTGAACTGGCTGCTTATGTTCTATTGCCATACTTAAATCATCAGTAGCAATTAATTGTATGTTTGTCGGGTCAATACTTCCAGCAATCATTTGCACATCCGCGGGTAGAATACCTATATTTTTTAATGCTTGCCAAGTTATTGGATTACTCATCGCGTTTTTAATTTTTGCGGCAGATGGCCTACCCCCTGATATAATTTCAGCTTGCATTTCTCTAGCTAATAAAACCGTAAACTCATTTGCGGCATTTACTTCAAACATTTCTTCATCAGAATACTTTGTTCCATCAGGATGCGTTAATCTTGTTGGCTCTGCTAATTCATAACATTCCGCAAGATAGCGTTCAAGAATTTTTATTTCTTCACGATTTTGCTCAAAATTACGCGCTTGCTCTTCCTGCGCGGATTCCATTTCAATTATTTCAGCTTCCAATTCTAAAATAATATGCGGCAATGCTGGAATAGATTTAAGGTGTTCTAATTCTGCAAATTTTGCTTGTCTTTTTAATTCAGCCACTTTTTCTAATGCGGCAGCTCTTTTTCTGCCATCCATAAATCCATGCAAAGTTTGAATTTTAGCCCAAAGCGTTTCGCCAATTACTTGATATCTGTAGTTGAATTCTGAATTAAGTTTTGCCATTTTTTACCTTTTATATTTTATTATGTTGATGAATAACCTGCCGCCGCCAATTGGAATCTTGCCGTAGCTCCCGGAACTCCCGGAGTATCTGCCGCAACAACACCTGTATTTGAAACAAGATTTGTTATTGACAGCGGTGCTGGGTTAAACCCAAATCCAAATAAAGCTTTATCACCACCATAACCAGCGGCGGCTAACCCGTATCTTCCAGTCCCTACACCCGGTGTATTTGTCGCAACAACACCAGTATTTGAAACAAGATTTGTTATTGAATAATATACTACTGGCGTGTTTGGAAAAACTCCAAATCCAAATATAGCTTTATCTCCGCCATAACCAGCACCGGTAGGTTGCGTCCTAGCAGTTCCAACAAACGGAGTATTTGTCGCAACAACACCAGTATTTGAAACAAGATTTGTAACTGGAACAATTCCAAATCCAAATATAGCTTTATCACCACCATAACCAGCGGAGGCTATCCCTTCTCTAGCAGTCCCTACACCCGGTGTATCTGCCGCAACAACACCAGTGCTGGAGACTAGGTTAGTCATAGATAGGCTAACCGTTGTATTCCCATAACCGAATATAGCTTTATCACCACCATAACCAGCGGCGGCAAGTTGCGTCCTAGCAGTTCCAACACCCGGAGTATCTGCCGCAACAACACCAGTATTTGAAACAAGATTTGTCATTGACCTCACTGTTGTTGCTGGGTTTGCCCCATAACCGAATATAGCTTTATCACCACCATAACCAGCGGCGGCTAACTGACGCCTAGCAGTCCCTACACCCGGAGTATCTGCCGCAACAACACCAGTATTTGAAACAAGATTTGTCATTGACCTATATGTTCCTGCTGGGCTTGCCCCATAACCGAATATAGCTTTTTGTGTTGCAGTAAACTTAGATTTACCCCAAAAGTTATTAGGCATGATAATAGTGCCACTAGGAACACCAGCAAGGGTACGCACTGCCGTATCGTTTAAACTAATTACTGCCGTGGGGGATAAGCCCAGCTCTAGAGCAATAGACTGGCCTGCTACTGGACCAGCTAGACTAATTGCGCCCGAAGGATTAAGTGCCATAGTTATACTGTCCCATAAGCCGTTATATTACCGATACAAGTAAAGTCACCTGCAGAAGTTAGTGCCCCTACATTCGTACCATTATAACTGAAAAACAACGTTGTGCCACTAGGGGTTATGTTCCAACCACCTGCATTAGTAATCCGTGTGGCGTTTGTAGCATTAGTAGCATTAGTAGCGTTTGTAGCATTGGTGGCAGTTGCTGCGTTACCCGTTGTGTTCTGGTTCCACGTTGGAACAGTTCCCGCCAAATTAGCGTATGTGTAGCCTGTGCAATTTGTAAGCGTTCCTGAAGTTGGTATGCCTAGTAGTGGAGTGACTAGGGTTGGGCTAGTAGCAAGTACGTTAGCACCAGAACCTGTACTTGTAGTTACGCCTGTACCCCCAGAAGTAACTGGAAGGGCATTTAAAATAACTACGTCTGTAGCCGCTAGTATTGGAGTAACAACCGACGTTGAATATATACCTGCACTCGTTACGTTTACCCCATCGTTATATACAAGCGCTGATAATGTAGATGGGATTGCAACCCCTGTACCCGTAGCGTTCTTAACCGTAATAATATCGGCGGTATCGTTCTGGATTAAATATTGTTTTTCGATAGCTGGTACGATTAAGTTTCTAGCGCCTGCTGTTGTACCTGTTAACCTTAATCGTAGATTACGAGCAGTTTGCGAGCCGTTGCTATTTGTAAGCGTTAAAGTTACATTGGCACTAGCAAAAGTTACATCTGCCGAACCTGTAATAGCCTCTTCAATAGCCGTCCCTAGGTTGGTGTTTGTGGTTGTGCCCCATACAGCCGATTGCTCACCTGTAGCAATCAGTTCAATCTTAAGTGGTGAATAGGTACTTGCCATTGTTTAATCCTTTACTTAACGTAACTCATACCAGAATAAAGTGCCGCCAGTTGTAGTAACCAGGTAAGTGGACCCTGCTGGAACAATTGCAGTTAAAGTGTAGTTAACTGGACCTGCTGTATACCCAGTTCTTCCAATCATAAGGCCATCTACCGTTAAGTTAAGTGTTCCATCATCTTGTTCCATCCTAACTGAGATGAAAATAGGTCGACCTGTACTATTAGTATAAGTAGTCGATGCTGCTCTACTTGCTGTTACATCTTGCCAAGTCTGACCTACACCTATTGCATTTGCAGCACTTGTAGCTGTTGCAGCATTGCCGCCGATTGACAGACCCGCAGCAGTGCCTGTTATGTTTGTACCCACTAAAGCAGAAGGTGTTCCTAGCGCTGGTGATACTAATGTAGGGCTGTTTGATAGTACGTTAGCCCCAGAACCAGTGCTTGTGGTTACGCCTGTGCCACCGTTAGCGACCGGAAGTGTTCCAGTAACGCCTGTAGTCATTGGAAGACCGGTACAGTTAGTCAATGTGCCTGATGTAGGGGTGCCTAAAATAGGTGATACTAAAGTTGGAGCATTTGCTAATACTACGCCGCCTGTTCCGGTAGAAGCTGTAGTCGACCCTGTTCCACCATTAGCGACTGGAAGAATACCTGTAACGCCCGTAGTTAATGGTAATCCAGTTGCATTGGTGAGAACTACCGCTGATGGTATGCCTAATGCAGGGGTTGTTAATACTGGACTTGACGCCCTAACTACTGAACCCGTACCTGTAACAGTTGTAACGCCTGTACCACCTGATGTAACTGCTAACGGGTTAACAAACGCTGCGTCAGTAGCCACTAATACCGGTGTTACTAATGACGTTGAGTATATGCTTGCACAAGATACGTTTACACCGTCGTTAAACACAACAGCACTCATAGTTGTAGGTACGGCAACGCCTGTACCGGTAGAGTTTTTAACTGTTATTGTGTCAGCCGTGTCATTCTGTATTAAGTACTGTTTCTCAATGGCAGGTACGATTAACTCTCTAGCCCCAGCAGTTGTACCCGTTAGTCTTAAACGTAGGTTGCGAGCGGTTTGCGTTCCGTTTGTGTTTGTCAGGGCTATAGTTACATTGGCACTAGCAAAAGTTACATCTGCTGAACCCGTAATTGCTTCTTCAATAGCAGTGCCTAGATTGACGTTTGTAGTTGACCCCCACGTACCTGACTGTTCGCCGGTGGTGATTAGTTCAATCTTAAGTGGTGAATAGGTACTTGCCATTATTTAATCCTTTACGCTGCTACCATACTTTTATATAGCCGTGCTAGTACAGCTTCGCGTCCATTGTCTATTACTAAAGGCTCTTTTACTGCTTCTTCTAATACTTCAGCACTTTCTTCAACAGGCTCAGGCTCAACGGCAACTGTGGATTTACCTCGCAGTAACTGCTCCCACTTAATTCGGGCTTCTTCTTCGGGCGTTAATTCTATTTCTTCTTCAGCCATTGTAATTACTCTTTATTTAGGGTTGTTGCAAATAAGGAAAACCCCGTAACCGTTATTGCTACGCTTTGTGATTCTACTTGTGGAGCCTCATTTGCTTGTGTTTCTTTGCTATCGCATTTTACCGCATCTTCTTGATTAGGTATAGTATTTGTCATTATGGTATCCCTGTCCAGTTTGGTGATTGTGTATCGTTAATTGCAACCCAAGTACTTCCTTGACTATCATCTATCACAGCCCAATTAGGGTTCTGTGCATCGTTAATCTGCCCCCATACTAACACAAATCCAATAGCCCCAACACCTTCTACGCCTGTTACTTGGACGTTAGTTACTACGTATACGGTTTCATTGCCTAGTACACCTGTACCTAGTACACCCGTTGCGAATACATTGGTTGTTGGATATACAGCTACACTACCTAGTTGCCCTGTGCCAAATACACCGGTTGGGGATATATTAGCAGTGCCTGTCATCGAGACAGTACCGACAAACCCTGTACCAACTACCCCTGTAGCAAAAGCGTTAGCGCCCGCAGTGATTGTAACGTTGCCTACATTACCCGTTGAGGTGTTGCCTGTAGCATATACTGTAGCACCTAGAGAGAACGTTACATCCCCTACTTGACCTGTGCCAAATACACCCGTAGTCGTTACGTTTGCTATACCCGTAACACTTACATCACCTACAAAGCCTTCACCATAAACACCAGTAACATATATGTTACCATCGGCAGTAATTGATACACTACCTACAAATCCTGTTGCCTCAACTCCGGTTACAGATGTATTTGCCGCGGCGGCTGTTGTTACACTGCCTACAAACCCTGTTGCCTGCAGCCCTGTTGGAAACACGTTTACTATTGGGTAAACAGTTATGTCACCTAGTTCACCTACCGCAAATAATCCTGTTGGATATACATTTGCTTTTGCTACTGTTGTAACTGTGCCTAGTTCAGCAGTGCCTTCTACGCCTACAGCAAACACAATACTAGGGGCTGAACCGCCTACATCGGCAAAGGGTGCTTCAGCAAATGAGCTAAACCCAAACATTATTTAGCCTTCTTTAGCTCATCTACTTCCGCTTTTAGTTCTTTAATAGCTTCAATCAGCAATGGTACTAAGCGCTCATAATCTACAGTCAAGTACTGATTATCAATTGGAGCAGGTGCAATAACCTCTGGCATTATAGCCTGCACTTGTTGCGCAGATACGCCAACCTCACGTTTAACTTCATATCCTAAATCTTGTGCAGTCTCATTTGGCTCGTAGTAGAACCCATCGAGTGTCTGCACTTTAGCTAATGCATTTTCTATTAAACCTAGTCTAGTTTTTAGGCGTTCATCTGAGAAGTACGCAGTGATGTTACCTGTTGCAGTGATTGTTGTAGCCGCTACCGTTCCACCTGATTGATTTGTTGCTGTTGTAGCCGTTGCCGCGTTGCCTGAACATGATGTGGATGAGCCGTTGATGTTCATTGTCTGACCTGATAAAGCCGTAGCAGCTGCAGCTGCAGTGTATGAACGCCCGTAAGTATCAGAACCATTAGTTCCAGTAAATAGCACCATTCCTGTACCGCCAGAAGTAGAGAATGTACCTGTACCATTAAAATAAGTAGCGAAAAAATATCCATTGGGGTCACGATAGCCAATAGTATTTCCTGTAGCCGCTGTCGTTGGGTTGTTGAATCCGCTGATTGAACCCGCTGTTGTAGCCGTTGCCGCGTTGCCTGTACATGAACCTGATGAGCCTGTGGTATTTTGGTTTAAGGTAGGAACATCGCCCGCTACGATTGATGCCATTACTACGTTTGTGCCATTGCCGCGTAAGTATTGACCAGATGTAGTGGCGCCAGCAAAGGTATTCATTGCCCCTTGCGCTGTTGTTGTTCCTGTACCACCATTAAGAACTGCTACTGTACCTGTTACGTTTGATGCAGTGCCTGTTGTATTTTGGTTAAGTGTTGGGAACGTGCAGTTAGCTAAGTTGCCGCTTGCCGGGGTTCCTAAAGCTGGGGTTACAAGTGTTGGACTATTAGACAACACCACATCGCCTGTACCTGTTGAAGTAGTTACGCCTGTACCCCCGTTAGCTACCCCAAGCGTACCAGACACTGCGGAAGCAAGAGCTACTTTACCCCAAGCTGGAGCTGCGCCTACACCACCTGATATTAATACATTACCCGTAGCAACGTCAGCCAATCTAGCTAGTGAAGTCGTAGTGTCCGCATAAAGGATGTCACCGATTGCGTAAGAGCTATTATCTGTACCACCTTGGGTTGCACCTAGTACCCCGCTTGTTACTTGGCTCATTGAAATAGCGATATTAGTGTCGGCTAAGGCTGTTAACTGCCCCTGTGCATTGACTGTAGCAGTTAGTGTTTTGCTTGCAGCGCCATATGATGCAGGTGTAACTGCGGTATTAGCGATATTAAATGTTGTTGCTGGGCTTAAGGTTAATCCTGTTCCAGCGTTGTATACTTGAGAAGAGGTTATTTGAGCAAACGTAATGTTAGTAGTACCAAACGTAATGACGCCTGGAGTGTTGCATACATAAGTTTCACCTGCCCCAGTATTACCGCTTGTTACAAAGAAAGCGTCGCCGTTACCTAACGCATTAGGGTCTTTTAGGCCATACGAGTCTGCGTCAGTAGCACGAGTTAATACCCAGTTTGTAGCGCCACTACCTACCGTGGTGACGGTGTATACCCCATTTTGAGTAGCGTTTGTTTGGTTGTATACAAGTATCCTATCGTTAACAGAAGCCACAATGCCGTCTGGAGTAAACGCAACTTGGGTCCCCGCGTTAGTAAGGGTAGCGCCTACGCCTGCTGTACCGTTATTGTATGTAGCAGTTAGGTTGCCTGTAGTATCAGGAACTTCGTATTTAACTGGGTCGTGAAAAGTAATACCAGAAGAGACTAATCCATCTACGTACTGTTTAGTTGCTAGGTCTAAAGCTACGGAAGGGTCTTGTGTTACTGTTACAGATGTTAGCCCGGCAAGCGTAGTTGCTGTAGCGCCTAGATTTACAGGTGTCGTACCGATTGTTGCAGCGTAGTTAGAGGTACCACTGGCATCAACCCACACGCCTTTCTCAGACGGGTAGGTTATGAATACGTCTTTAGTACCGGCACTAAACGTAACGATTGTATTGCTGTTAGACGAGGCAAGGATAGTGTCACGTGATAAGGTATCAGTAGCCGTGGTGTATGTACCAATACCTACTTCCCACTCACCAGTGGTCTGCCCTGCTATGCAGTAGTAGGTTGTGTTACCATTACCAATCGTACTAAATGCTTGATATGCACCTGTAGCGCCATCCAGCGCAATTGCCCCAGTACCAGTCGATACTGAGGTTTCTTTAACCCGGTCTTTAAGAACTAGAGCCATTTGAGACTCCTATTCTAGGCTATACGGATGATTGCGTTTGTTGCGTCCGCTGTTGGGAATATGATTGTAAAGTCACCGGCAGTAGATGATTTATCAGACCCGAAGTCCAATGCTGCAACTGCAGTATCGTCTGTGCTGTTATATATCAATGCGCCACGAGCAGTAATAGTCGCTGCAGACCAAGTAGTATCCGCAAAGTCAATGAACGCTGTAGTGCCTGTTGAGGTTGGTACTTGAGAAACTACAAGAGTGTTTCCGCCTGTTGTGTAACCGCCACCGTTAGCTACTTCATTTGTAGTAGATGAGTAGTCGGTAGTAGCTGCACCTAAAGTCGCTGCAGAAGTATACAACGCGATTTTATAAACCTTTGTAGTACCTGTATTAAAATTTTGTGCGCCGCCCAATAATTGAACTTTAAAGCTCGTGCACATTGCTTGTGAAATTGCCATTTTACTTCTCCTAAATTACATTACTGGGTATCTTACTTGCCCGTTGCGGTATGCGTCTCTTCTATTTTTACCATCACCAAGTTGTTTCAATAAAGCCAAAGCCTCATCGTAACGTTTTTGATATGTTGCTGTTACATCAGCCTCACCCTTCATATAGGTGTAAGCTTCTAATAATGCGCCATATAGCAGTACAGAATCAAAGTTATCACCTAACCAACTAGTACCTGCAGTAACAATCGACTGTGGATAATAGAAGTAGTGCAACTCCATACTGTAACTGGCATCAGGTGTTGGTCCTAATATAAATGTATTCTGGTCAAACTGTGCATAATACTCAGGGGTTCCGTAGAACGCAGCGTCCGTATCAGGATAAGACCCACGAATAAAGTTTACGTCTTTATCAAGCAGATACGTGAATTCGTTGTTGCCATTAATTAAAGCCAGTGAAAACGTTGCTAACCAATCAGATGGGCATGCTAAGTACTTGTTACCGCTAGTTAGATTACCAATCACGTTCTTACGCAAGGCTGGCAGTTGTACGGTATTATAAACCCTTTGTTCTGCTTCTTGTATAAACGTGTTTATATCAGCCGTTTCAAACTGATTCTCGGTGTAGCTTTCAATAGCTGCAACTAATTGGGTGTAGTTCATTGACCTACCTTATGCCATCGGACCGCGTGAAGTAAAGCCTTTTGTAGCTGCGCCACTACCACGTTGTTTCATGCCACCGTTTTTGTTTATTTGTGTATTCGCAGGATTACCGCCGCTTACACGTCGAGCAGGCATGCCATTAGTTGAATCACTAGCGCTCACATTGTTTGGGTCAGACGGATAGCTAATATCCGCATTGGGTATTACTTTTGGTTGGTTATATACTGACATATTAGTTACCTCTTTGATTAGCTGCACGTGCCAAGTTACGGCCTACTTTTTTCATGTCGATTGATTTAACTGTACGGGCTTTGCCGCCTTTAGATGGGTCGCCATCTTGACCACCTTTAGCACCATCGATGCCTAGTTGTTTGCCTTTAGTTTTGCCTCTAACGTTGATGCCTTGTGCGCCTGCTTTAAATGCCATTTTGTTTCTCCTATGTCGTCGTTACGGTTACAGTACCGACTGAGGCAACTGCTACCAAGTTATTTACTTCTAAGTTAAACGGGTCACGTAACCCTACTGGATTCCAGCCCCATTGTATCACCCTACTACCTTGCAAGGGAACCCCAGTTGCGTCAGGATTAACATTCGTTGTTTCCGTTAATTGTAACCCATTTAAACCCGATTGATAATAGCTTGTATCTGGTCGTGGGTCTCTAACTGCTTGTGGGTCATTAACTGGGTACATACCTAGTTGCAATTGTGGCTGGTCGGGCTCCCAACAATTTTGACACACCAATATATCAACATTCTTAGTCTTAATGACTAACCGCTTTAGTTGCGATAACTTATACCTAAAATTACACCTGTCGCACTGTGCAATTGCGAACTTACCACTTGAGTATTTACTCGCCATAGCACTACCTTATAAATTGCATTCTAGGCGCTAGTCTTAGTGCTGCCTTCTCACGGTCTTCATCGGCGGCTTGTTGGTACGTTTCATCATACATTGCTTTTAACATCTGTACCCTAGGTAGCGCTTCTGGTATCTTCATGCTTAAGTGATACGCCAATCCTGCAACCATCGCTGGTAAGAACCTAAACGGTATGTCTTGTGTATTGCTGCCGCTTGACCCAGCGTCTTGGATTCGGCGTAAGCGATAGTACACTAATGTGTAGTAGTTGCCTTGTTCGGGAACTGGCCAGACACTTATGTTTGGTACGTTTGTTACTGTTACGGCTGCACCAGCAGTGTGTGATGCAGCTATTGTATTTTGTTGGCCACGGCCTAGGTTGCTCAATGTACCCGCAGATGAGGTAGTTGATTTTTCTAGATTGCTGTAGCTAATAATTTCGTTGTCTAGTTTGATAAACCCAGTAGACCCAAGCATCGTTACATCTGATAAATCAAGTGATGTTGCAGTGGCACTTATTGTAGTTGATAGGGTAGCTGTCGTCGCATTGGTGTTACCTGTCTGACGGTTAATCCATACTTGAATTGGTCGGCCTTGTGCGTTTTTGTTTGGTATTGTGATGTATGTAGACTCACTAATACGTGTGATGTTGATATCTTGTTGGTTCTGGCCTGTGCCTGTACGCACTACTTGGTCTAATAGGTCAATGGTTTCAGTAGGCAATGCATATAAAATCTGGCCTTGAACCAAAGGAATCTCGCCTTGTTCTACAGTCCATAAGTTAATGCCGCGGTTAGCCCACTCAATAGTAAGCAGGTTCAAGCTTCGACGTGCGGTTCTTAAATCATAGCCCGTGCGCAATTCTGAGCCGCACCTCTCAAAACTTTCTTCGATGATGTTGTTAATGTCTAGATTAAATGACGAGGTACCGGAAGTTGCTGTGTTTAAAGCCATTATTTTTTACCTCTGTTTCTAGCGCTTATGCTTATATTTCGTCTATGTTCTTCGGTAAATACTTTACCTTTCATACCAGCGGCTACTTTTGCTTTATGTTCTTTGGTTAACTTTTTACCTTTTAGCGCTTGTACTTTAGCTTTTTGACACGCTTCAGATACCCCACGTTTCTTTGCGGCCTCTGACATACGTTGTCTAGCTTCTGGAGTTGGGTTGATTGTACCCTCTCCACCATCTGTAAAATTAGCTAGCTTAATTCCCATTCGTCTAAGACATTTGATTAAACCAATTTCAAGCTCAAGTGCTATTTTATCGCTAGTGCATTCTAGCATACCCTTTAATATATTTGCGCTGCCATACTTATTTACTATTGCTTTATGATGGGCGTTACGTTCACCTAAATATCGAGCGCGTCTAAACGCTCCTTTACCCACGTAAAAAGGAACTCCATCGGGCTTACAGTGAATATATGCGAATGATGTCATTTAGTTACCAAATAAATACTACTTCTACTATACCCAAACTAATGATAAGGTAGTTGTTCTCTTCTATAAGCTCATGTTGCATCCCTACAGCAAACCCACATATATAGCTTAAGCTGTAGAATTCCATCCCTTTACTTTCCTACTTCGGCTAACATCTTTACGTCGCCACCCTTTTTATACTCGGTTACAAACTGAGGCTTATCCTTACGTACAATGGTCTTACCCTTTGCACCAGGCATCTTATCCTTAGCTATGCAACCCATTCCACGTGAAGGTCTCATGACTACGCCCTTGTTTTTCCACGTACTGCGCAGCCGTCGGCGCGTCTAGATGCTGAACCTACTGAACCACCTTGTTTGTACGGACGTGGTTGTATATCTTTACCCTTAGAATCTTTTGGAGGACCGTCGTTTTCGGCTTCCGGTGGAAGTTTAGGGGTAGGTTTCTTTACTTTTGGTGTAGGTGTTGCAGAACCGTTGTCTACTTCAGCTTCCCAAGCTTCTATTTTCTTAGCCATAATTAACACATCTTCCCGCGGGTTTTACCGCGAACTTCAATACCACCGCCACGAGCCATTTTAGTACAGCCGCCGCCTTTAAGTTTTGTTAGGTTAGATTTTTTACCACCGTGTAGTTGGGACTCGTGCATGCCGATAGCTTTCTTAGCCATCTTTTTATCCTGCATTAAGTCCATCTTTGTATCTTCTTTAGCCATAATAGCTCCTTTAACATTTCCAACGTTTTAGTGATGCTGCTTTGCGTGTAGGCTTGCCATTTTCGTCTTTCATTGGGCCTGGCATACCTGACATACGGGCACAAAACGATTTCTTGCGAGGGCCACCTTCTGGCTGAGGAGCTTTTAAGTTCGACCCCGTTGCTGCATTGTATTTTGCGCGTCCTTTGGCAGTAAGTCCAGCACCTTTTGATACGGGTAATTTCTCACCACGACCAACCGCTAATGATGGACCGCCTTCTTTAAACTTCTTGCCCTTGTCAGCTTCGTTAAACTCTTTTGCTACTTTAGTAGGAATACCCACCTTCTTAGCAAATTTAGGGTTGTGTGCAGCTGCGGCCATTAGCCTAGCTTGAGGTTTACTCTTGCTCGGCATCTTCCACTACCTCTTTAACAGGCGCGTCTTTTTGAAGTTTAGCTTTGCGAACATCTTTAACTTCTGCTTTAGCTTCAGGTTCTTTTTTGTCGCCCCAGCCGTTTTCATTAATTATCATAGTAATTTCCTATCCAAATAGTTTATGTGCGAATTGAGTAACTACAGCGCCAAGAGCACCACCGGCACCACCAACCATCATCAAGACTTTCCAACCGCCGCGAGCTTCCGCAAGGGTTGAATTAATGTCATTAAGCGTCTTTTTAATGTCGTCCATATCGGCGACAAGTCTATCCATATCCGCTTGTAGGTGTTTAATCTCAGTTTCATGTACCGCTAGTTCTCGTTCTACGCTCATTATGCAGTTCCATTATTCTTTATTAACACAATATTAAAGAATGCACTAGCTGAGTTATTTGCAGCAATACCAATGGCTGAAGCACCAATACAGTTTTTTTCTGCTACTGCAATAGGGTACGTAAAGTCGTAGGTAACAGAGCCGTTATTTAGTGTAGACACAGCAGCGACGCGTAAAATACCGTCAGGACTGTGCTGTTTCAAAAACGCTGTAATGGATGTAGAACCCGAGGCTTGTCCTGCAGTTATGGTGCCTTGTACTAAGTATGCCGTATAGCCAGCAGGGACACAGTAATGGGCTGTAGTACGTGTATTATAGCCGATAGCAATCAGGTCATATAGAACGGCTGGAACACCAGCGGTAACTACACCTGTCCCTACGTTAATTACACCTGCATTCTCACCACCAGAACCGACTGTTACAACGTACAACTGGTTAACATACATGTATGAGTTTGTGGTGTTTACGGCAGTTTGCCCGTTTAGTATTACCGTTTCACTAACAACGTTATAACTACCATTTAGCCCTTCGATGTATACCGTACGGGCGCCTGTACCTGCAGACGTATCATCTGCGCTAGTAGAGCTAACTTTTAAAACAGAAGCAGTTGTAGGGTGAACAATAGTGCCCCCATCTGGCCAGATAGTTTCTTCTGATGTATCTACATCAGGGTTGTAACCAAAGACAGAAAAACTATTGTGCATTGTGATTTGACCACGTGCAACTTGTAGCTCGAATGGCTCATACGTGCCTACTCGGGTTATTGATGAAACTACGCTCATATTAATCTCCTTAGATTGAAAGCGGGGCCGAAGCCCCTAGATTAATTAAGCTGTTAGGTTGTTAGCTTGAACGTAACGAACTGTGATTACGCCAGCGCCTGTACCTGTGTTTGTTGATGTAACAGCAATTTTAACGTCTGTTGTACCTACATCAATGAAAGCGCCTGTACGTGTAGCATCTGTACCTGGAGTAACTGACAACACACCAATTGCTGCGCCATCAACTGCGCCTGCAGCTGTGAATCTAGTAGCCAATACTGTTGTACCTACACCAAATGTAGTTGCTACGCCTGACCATACAGCTGAAACCCATACGTTGATTTCAACGATTTGGCTGTTTGCTGGGATTACGATAGTTGTTGCAGCTGAAGCTTGTGTGATTGGTGATGATTGTGCCATTACTACTTGGCCGATGTTGGCAACGTTAGTACCTAATGTGGTACCTGTTGTGTTAGCGATGTTACCGGCGCGTATTGGGCCGCTGAATGTGGTGTTAGCCATGTGAATATCTCCATACAAAGTAAAGCCTATTAGTCTTGTATGCGTCTGCCGGGACAGTCTAGTAGGCCGGATTTTTCCCGGTTGATAACTGATTTATACTATGATATTGTTCGTATGTCAATGTTTTATTAGGTTAACTATGCCGTACAAAGACCCCGCAGTTCGAAAGGCAAAAGCAAAGTTATATTCGAAGAAACATTATGAAGGCAACAAACCTGCACAGATTGAGCGTGTTCGACTAGGTAAGATAAAGAAACGTATTCAATGGGAAGCCTTTAAAGCAACCCTTTCATGTGCCAACTGTGGTGAAAACCACCCGTCAGCATTAGACTTCCACCACGTAGTACCCGACCCAGCCAACAGAAAGATAAGTGAATTAGTACAGAACGGAGCTTATAAAATAGCCCGTGAAGAGATAGAAGCCAAATGCATAGTCCTATGCGCCAACTGCCACCGCAAACACCACCACGAAGAACGTCAATTAAAAGCAGGTCAGCTTACAGAAAAGTAGTGTTACATGTAACAAAAAGCCCCCGAAGGGGCTAGTACTACTTGTTCATTACGTACATTGTTACTTCAAAGCCAAAACGCATTTCAGTAGCTGCTGGTGTAGTCCACATGGTAAATCTCCTTAAGTCGATTGAGTGTACACATTGATGTGCACATGTACACATTCTGCTCTTTTATAGACATATCACAATACGGAAAACCATTAAAAAAGGCCCACCGAAGTGAGCCCTTTTATTACCAAGCCTAATTAAGCGCCTGGAGAACCGTACATACCTAATGGGTCAGACCAACCGAATGAATAACGCTCACGTGATTTATAACGTACGTTACCTGTATCGAAGTCACCATCCATTGAGTTTTGCAACGGGGTACGAACAAAGTGTTTCATACCGTTTGGCACGTCTGTAGTCAAGAACCAAGCATTGTTGTCGGTCAAGAAGTGGTTAATTGCGTAACCTTCTGGAATTGAACCGTTGTTTTCAATGGCGTTGATGTCGTTGTCTGCAGTACCTACACGTAGCTTAGTTTCCAACAAGCGTGTTGCAACGAATTGCAATGCTGGTGGAACGATAAGTTTCTTAGGTTTAGCTGCAATCAATAGACCACGTTCGTCAGTCCAAGCTGCGATTTGAATAACTGCATTTTCCAATGAAGTTTCGTTCAAGTCAGCTGCAACTGTTGGACGGTTGCTATTGCTACCACCAGACACTAAGTTGTGTGTAGTTGAGAATAATGTAGTGCCGTCACCACCGTTATAGCCAGCGGTAAAGCCATTATTCAATACAGCGGCGGCTTTCACTTGTTTCGTGTAAGCCATAGCACGAGCCAATGCTTTAGTATAACGAGCAGACAATGAGTCATACAAGTTATCTTCGATAGCTTCTTCAGTTAAGCTGAAGCCATAAGCGATTGTTTCGTGGTTGTATCGAGCTGTCCATGCTTCTTGAGCATTGTCGTAAGCGATGGCAGAGCCCTCGTTTTTAACAGGTGCAGCTGAGAAGCCAGACAATTTTGTTTCTTCTTCGAATGAACGCTCTGAAGTCTCTGTCTCGTAGATTTCAGTGTGTTCTTCACCATATCGTGCATACTCTAAACCGAATAATGCATTAAGACCTGGTAGTAGCTCTTTAAGGAGCTGTGCGCGTGAAATAGCCATATATTATCTCCTTAATTAAGCGGCAGCTAAGCCAGTGGTTGATAGAAGTTGTGACAAGTTAAGTTTAACAACACATTCTACGAATGAGTTTGAACCTGTCGCTGATTCTGGAACTACACTTACCACACGGAATGGGAAAGTTGCTGTAACAGCAGCTGAACCACCATAGATAGATGAAGTCGCGTTACCAGTGTTTGCATCAGGAGTACCAACGATACCTGTTACGTTTGTGCCGACGATGTTTTTGCCTGCAGCTGTAATGGTTGAGTTGTCACCTGTGATTGCTACTTGGTACAAAGCAAACGGGTCATCAACAACATAAGCGATAACATTAGTTACGCCTGAAGCTGGCGCGTATT